TTGGCCGCAACTTCCCGAAGGACGACTACACCACGTTCTCCACCGTCAAATTCGATTGGGGCACGGCGCGCATCATCATCTCCAAGCAGGAAGAAAAAAACTACGGCTCGAACGTCAATGTGCTGTCGAACGGGCTGTGGCAGTTTGGCTTCTCGATCAAGGAAAACCCGCTCGACTACAACGCCGATAATATCCCGCGCAAAATGTACATCAACGTCGAGCCGCGCCTGAAACCGGAAGACGCGGGCTACCCGTTCGCCCTCAACCGGCAGGGCTTTTCGCCAGCCGTGTCGGATGACTTCGGCAAGATCACCAAGTACCTGTCGGTGATCTACGGCAGCAACAAGGCGGCCGAGAACGCGGCTGGCTTCGGTCAGATCGAATACATCAACGCCGACGGCAGCGTGTCGGACAAGATGCAGCTGGCGCCGAAGATCGATGACAGCGCCCGCCAGAACATGTTGCAAATCAATGAGGGCGACCGGATCGAGATTCACGCCGGCCGCATGACGGTCAACGGCCGCGCCGTGCCCGAACTGACGGCCAACGACCTGGCGCAAATCAAGATCGACGTGTCGAAGTTCAAGATCGACCAGAGCGAGATCGACCCGGCCCGCCCGATGATCCACGATAACCTGGACGTGGTCCTGTTTGGCACCCCCGCGCAGCGGGTCCAGGTCGGACAGATGGAGGAAGCGGTGGCGCAGGCCGATGCACGGCGCGAAGACCTGCGCAAGGTGTACACCGATCTGTACCGTCAGCGCAGCGATGTCCCCTATGGCGACCCGCGGCGCGACCTTCTCACTGAAAACGTCAACCAGGCTTCAGAGGCCTCGTCAAATGCTGACGAGGCCTATTATGCCGCCGCCGACGCGCTGGAAGCGTTGCACAAAAGCATGCAGGACACGGAGACCGTGACGCCGATCACTCAGCTCATGCGCGAACGCTTCGGCGCCCGCTTCGACCGCTACCTGCGCGACTATGGGCGTCTGTTCATGTCCTTGCGCGATGCCATGGTGGCCGAGGACCCGGACCACTACGGCCGCATGGCCGAAGTGGCCATCGGCACCAGCTTCGACAAGGAGTATTACGGCGTGCACACAATGACGCCGTTCCGGGGCATGTTCATGAACCCGGCCATCAGCGCGGTCGATGACGAGTACAGCGCGGCGCCGGCCAGCAACACCAAGCGCATCGCCACGTCCATGGTCGCCACCATGATCCATGAAATCGCCCACTTCAAGGAAATGAACCACAGCCAGCGCTTCATCGGCGAAATGCAGCGTGTGCAAACCCTGCTAGAATCAAGTGATACGTTCAACCTGAGCAGCACGCGGCAGGAGCTGCGTTCGATCCTGGACAAGAATCATGATATCTACCAAGCCCTCAACGACACCATCCGGCACGCCGATGTACGAAATCGTGGCGTCGAACTCTCGGACGCTGGCGCCTACTCTGCCAGAAATGCGGGACGTGCTGACGACCTTCGCAACGCTGGCCAGGCAGGAGAAGATGACGGGCGAGTGGCCGGACAAGCTGGCGCAGACGCTGACCCTGTTAGCCGCAGCGACTTCGATGCCGCAGTTTCTCGCTACACTCAAGACGTCGGGAATTTAGCCGGCCCGCTGTTCTCGCGCAGCCCGGCCGACATGTCGCGCCAGGTCGGATCGACCCTCAAGGCGCTGACCGTCACCAGCATCAAGAACAAGTTTGTCGATTACCGGCGCCTGGCCTTGCAGTTCCTCGGCCGCCAGCAGTTGGTCGAGGTGTACGGCCACCTGTTCCCGCAAGGGATCAAGGACAACCTGATGGCGCTGTACAACAAGCTGGCCATGCAGATGGACGCCGAGAAGAACGACACCAGCGCGCAGGCCGATACCATCGCCACCAATTGGGGCAAGCTCAAAGACCACCAGGCGCTGGCCGAACTGATGCACGACGCCACCCGCTTGCAGATCGATCCGCGCAAGCCATATGACATGGGCGACATCAGGACCAACTACACCGAGCTGCGCGCGCGCTACGTGGCATTGTCGAAGGAAGCCAAGGCGATCTTCACCGAGGCCTCCAACGCCTACGAGAAGCACTACGCCGCGGTGAAGGCGGCCGTGCACGACCGCATCGGCCGCGCCATGGCCGGCAATCCGAACCGCGCCGCGATGCTGGCGCGCATGGATGCCGAGTTCTTCGGCAAGATCAAGGGCATCTACTTCCCGCTGGCGCGCTTTGGCGACTACATGGTGCAGGTGAACTGGCGCGGCGCCAATCCGAACCCGGCCATGGGGCAGGCGCGCGAGGCGATTCACTTCGCCGAAACCATGGGCGAGGCGCAGGCCCTGCGCGCCGAGCTGATGAAACAGTACCCGCCAGAGCAGGGCTATCAGGTGGCGCAGGTGACCCTTCGCGCCGAGTACAACGCGGCGCGCGATTCGGTTGGGCGCGGCTTCCTGCAGCAAATGTTCAACATGTTCAAGACCACCGGCATGGACCCGTCCCTGCAGGATGCGATCAACCAGCTGTACCTGACGTCCTTGCCGGACCTGTCGTGGGCCAAGCACGGCATCCACCGCAAGGGCACGCCCGGCTTCTCGCAGGATGCGCGCCGCGCGTTCGCCAATCATATGTTCCACGGCGCGCGCTACCTGGCCAAGCTGAACTACGCCGACCAGCTGGCGCAGACGCTGGACGACATGCAGCACTACGCCAATACGGTCGGGCGCGAGTCCGGCTATGACCAGGTCAAGGCGCAGCAGGTTATCGATGAAATGCTCAAGCGGCATGACATCTACATGAATCCGAAGAACAATAAGCTGTCGAACTGGCTGACCTCGGCCGGCTACGTGTTCTACCTGGGCCTGTCGCCGGCATCGGCTGCGGTCAACCTGACGCAGACGGCGCTGGTGGCCTACCCGATCCTGGGCGGGCGCTACGGCTTCGGCAAGGCCGCCTCGGCGCTGACCGCCGCCTCGCAGGACGCGGTGCGCGGCCACAACGACATGGGCAAGGTGCTGAAAGGCGACGAGCTGCGCGCCTACGAGGAATGGATCAAGTCGGGGCTGGTTGATGTGACGCTGGCGCATGATTTGACCAGCATCGCCGCCGGCAACGACAGCGCGCTGCACGGCGCCATGGGCACGACCATGAAAGTGTTCTCGTTTATGTTCCACCACGCCGAGCGCTTCAACCGCCAGGCCACCGCGCTGGCCAGCTACCGACTGGCGCGCGAGCAGGGCATGGACCACGACGCCGCCTACGCCGCCTCGGTGCAGGACACCTACGCCAGCCACTTCGATTACAGCTCAGGTAATCGCGCGCGCGTGATGCAGGGCGACGTGGCGCGCGTGGTGTTGTTGTTTAAGCAATACGCGCAGAACATGATCTACACCTTCTCCCGCAACGCGGTGCGCGCGGTCAAGGGCGATCGCCAGGCCGCCAAGACCATCGCCGGCCTGTTGACGACCCATGCGTTGGCCGCTGGCGTACTGGGCCTGCCGGTGGTGGGTATGCTGCTGGCCGCCGCCTCGATGGTCGGCGGCTCGGACGACGAGCCGTGGGACGCCGAGATCGCGCTGCGCAACCTGTTCGCCGACGCCTTCGGCGACAAGGCCGGCGAAGTGCTGGCGCACGGCCTGTCGCGCCTGACGCCGTGGGATATCTCAGCGCGCGTCGGACTCAATTCGCTGCTGCTGCCGGACGTGCAGGAAGGGCTGGCCGGCGCACCGCTGGCCGAGTCGTATCTGACCGGGCTGCTGGGGCCGGTGGCCGGCATGGCCGTGAATGCGTCCAAGGGCATGTACACCATTGCCCACAACAACGACTGGCAGCGCGGGCTGGAGGAAATGGTGCCGGCGTTCCTGCGCGGGCCTTTGAAAACCCTGCGCTACGCCCAGGAGGGGATCAAGGACCGCACCGGCATCGAGCTGGTGCCGGAGACCACGCTGGCCGAGGATGCCGGCCAGTTCCTCGGCTTCTCGCCGAGCCGCGGCCGTGAGGCGCAGGCGGGAAAAAGCGCGATCTACCAGACCGACAAGGCCCTGCAGCAGCGCCGCCAGCAGCTGATGAACCAGTATGCGCACCACGTCATGCAGCAGGAAGACCCGGCCAGCACCTTGCAGGCGATCCAAGCATTCAATGCGCTGCACCCGAGCCGCATGATCGCGCCGCTGCACCTGCAGCATAGCGTGCGCCTGCGCATGCAGCATGTGGCGCAGGCCAAGGAGGGCATCTTCCTGCCGAAGTCGCGCCGCGATGCGCGCGCCGCCGGCGCCTTCGCCGACGAAACCCCGTAACCGGCCGCGCCGGTGCGTCCCCGCCCCCGGCGCTACGGGGGCTTTGCCCGTCCCAAGGAGGATTGTCATGTCCAATTCGTCACCGCAAGAAATTCGTATCAATGGTGACCGGCGCATGGCCGTGCCGTTGCACTGGCTGCTGTCGTCTGGCGGCTCGATCCTGCTGACCTTGGCTGTGACGCTGTGGAACATAGCCGGCCAGAGCAACAAGCTGGATCAGCTCATTACCAGCAACGCCAAGATGGAAAAGCGCCTGGACGACCGCGACACCCGCATCGACACCATGCGCGACAAGCTGTTTATCTGCGAGCGCAGCATCGACAGCATTCAGGTGCGCCTGGACATGCTGGAACGCCTGCGCGCGGAACAACGCAAGTAAAAGGAGAAATCTGATGATACTGAGCCTGCTATCGATGCTGGGCGGCGGCCTGATGCGCCTGCTGCCGGAAGTGCTGACCTTTCTGAACAAGAAAGCCGACAATTCGCATGAACTGGCCATGATGGACAAGCAGGCCGAGCTGGAGAAGACCCGCTCGGCCATGCGCCAGCAGGAAATCCAGACGCAGGGCCAGGTCGATTTCAACGTCGCCGATCTGAACGCGCTGGGCGAGGCGTTGAAAGGGCAGATGCAGCCCACCGGCATGCGTTGGGTCGATGCGCTCAACTTCCTAGTGCGCCCCGCGACGACCTACTTCTTCCTGGCTATGTACGCGCTGGCCAAGGTCGCCATGTTCGTCGTGGCCATGAAGTCGGGGCTGGACACCTGGGACACGCTGCTGAAAATCTATGACGCCGAGGACCGCGCCATACTCGGAGGAATTTTGTCGTTCTGGTTCGTGGGCAGGACGGTGGACCGCAACAACGGGGTGATCAAGTGAGCGATGCCATGGAACTGCTGCTGCGCATCCTGCGCGTGTTCGAGGGATGCCGCCTGTGCGCCTACCGCGATATCGTTGGTGTGTGGACCATCTGCTTCGGCTCCACGGCAGGCGTGGTCGAGGGCATGCGCAAGACGCCATCCGAATGCGAGCAGCTGCTGCGCAGCGAGGCCGGATACTGCATGCTGCGCGTGCTGCAGCTGTGCCCGACACTGGCCAGCGAGCCGGCCAGGCTGGCCGCCGTGACCTCGTTCGCCTACAACCTGGGGCTGGGCGCGTTCAAGGCGTCCACTCTGCGCCGCAAGTGCCTGGCGCGGGCCTGGAGCGAGGCCGGCGCGCAGTTCCCGCGCTGGAACAAAGCGGGCGGGCGCCCGGTCAAGGGCTTGACGATCCGGCGCGCGCTGGAACGCAAGACCTTCGAGGGCGGTTAAGGGCGGCGCTTGCCGTGCCGGGCAATCCACTATATAATTTTTCTTATATAGGAGGGTTGATCATGATGCAATTTAAACTGACAACGGTGGGCGGCTCGGAAGGGTTCATCCTGAACAAAGAAGCCAAGGCCAAGCTGAATGTCGCCAAGGGCGACATCATTTACCTGACCGAGGCGCCAGACGGCGCGCTGCGGATCACCCCATACAACCCGGAATTTGGCCGGCAGATGGAGCTGGCCGAACAGATCATGCGCGAGGACCGCGACATCCTGCGCGTGCTGGCCAAATGACGGCCTGGGTATGGGTGCGCGAGGACGTGGTGCTGGCCATGCACGACGCCCAGCTGGCCGAACACGGCGGGCTGGACGGGGTGCGTGACCTGAACGCGGTCAAGGCGGCGCTGGTGCGGCCGGAAATGCGCGACATGTACGGCCAGCCGTCACCGGATGCGGCCGAACTGGCGGCGGCGTATTGCCACGGCCTGGCCAGCAGCCATGGTTTTAGCGACGGCAATAAGCGCACGGCCTGGCTGGCCGCGCGTCTGTTCCTGCGCCTGAACGGTTGCCAGCTGACGTTCGAGCCGGCCGAAGCGATCCGCACGGTGCTGGCTGTCGCCGCCGGCACCATGACAGAACCCGATCTGGCGGCGTGGTTCCGCGCGCGCCTCGTCTAGTTGCCGGAATCAGAAGCTGGAAGGTTTCACCACAGCGCGCTTGAGCCACATCAGGCCGGTTTGCAGGTTGCGCTTGGCCTCGCTGACCGCTTCGCAGGCCGCATAGGCGGTGTCCAGTTCCGGTGTCGCGCTGGCCTCAAAGCCGCCCAGCGTCTGGTAGTTGTCGTTGACTGCGGCCTCGATCTTGTCGTGCAGTGCGCACAGCGTCTCGCCCACGGCGGTGATCTCGGCCATGGTGTCGATATCGGCCTGGCTTAGTTGGTTCTGATGTTCCATTGCATTCTCCTTGAGGTGCCGCGCGACTCCCGGCGCGGCGGCGGGTGTGTGGTTAGATTCCTAGAACAGCGGGGCCTGGCCGCTCTCGGCCAGCTCGAACCAGTCGGCGCAGATGCCTTGGTTATTCGACTTGGGCACTGGCGGGTGCACCTCGAACAGGATGCCGCTCTGGCAACGGCCGGCATAGCGCAGCAGGATTTTGTGGGTCGTGATGCGCCCCGAGAAATCGGTCGTCACCATCGCGCCCGGTTCGAGCAGCCGGCTTGCCGCGCTCATAGCAGCGCGTGCTTGACGCTGCTGGTGTAGCGCAGGATTTCGCGCTCGACCTGTGGATCGAGCAACTTGGCCGGGCGCCGGCCGTGCGGGCAGGGCAGTTTCTCGACCGTGCCGAACAGGCGGCACACCAGCGGGCGTTCCTCGTACACCATGCACCCAAGCGGCCCCTGGTGCGGGCAGGACAGGCCATCGGCCGTGTAGCAGGCGGCGCGCGTGGCCGGGTCCAGCCTGGGCAGGCGTTTCAGCTCCCACTCGCTGGCCGGCACCGGGCCGCAGCAGTCGGTACAGCCCGGCACGCAGGTGAATGTCGGGATCGCGGCGCGGAACATGCGCACGATCTGGCCCTGTTTAGGCTTACTCATGACAGCGTGGTCTTGCCGCGCACGTCCACGATGGTGATTTTGTCGCCCAGCCGCTTGATCTGTGCGCGCAGGCGCTTTTCCTCTTTCTTCAATTCGGTCACGCGATCCTGCATTTCGCCCAGGTCACGTTTCACATAGGCGTGGTCCTGCCAGGCGCGCTGCAACATCGCCGCGTTTGACAGCAGGAAGTCGAACGGATCAAGTACCTGCCTGCAATCGGCACAGGCCACGACTCGCTCGTGCGGGTCGATGCGCAGCGCGCCGTGAACGCAGTGCAGTGGCTTGCCAGCCGGCGGCTTGTCGATGGTCAGGGTCTGCTCGGGCAGCTCGGCCGGCTTGAAAGCGTGGATCACATTGTCGTCACTCATGATGCCTCCTTATCGGCCGTCGTGAAAATAGAGCCAGGCGATGAACCCTATCAGCGCAAAAAAGCCAAGTATGCGCGCGTCACTGGAAATGATCTTGATGGCTTCGTCGCTCATGATGCCTTCCCGGTGGTCATCGCCGCAGCGATGCCTTCATCGTCGCCTTCGGCGGGCGGCAGCACCCATCCCATCCACTCCAACACGCGCTTGGCGCGCAGCACCGGGTCTTCCTCCGGCGTGACGCTGCCGCAGTACAGGAAGCACAGGGCCGTGCCGGGGTTGGATTTAAAGGTCGCCTGCATGGTCGGCTTCACCACCCGGTTGCGCAGTTTGACATTGGTGGTCAGCACGATGTCGCTGGTCTTCATTTTGCCTCCCTGGCGGCCAGCGCGGCCAATGCCTGATGTGCCGCGATGATTTTCTGACGATCCTGGTTTAGCGGCGTGGTGGCAACGGCCAACGCTTCGGTAATGATGTGGACGAATTCAACGCTCAAGGTGGTCTGCCGGGTGCGATACACCGGGAACATATCGGCGTACTGGCTACCTGCTTTCGGCGGCTCGGTGAGTAGCGCAACCTCGTAAGTTTCGCTCATGTAGCAGAATGGCTTGTCGCTCAGGGCCGGTGCTGGCGCAGCAGGCTGGGCAAACAGCGAGCCGTCCTGTTCGTGCATCAGGCGTTGATACTGCGGCTTGGTGAGCCAGCGGCACGAGTTATCGAACAGCGCGTACTCACCATCCTTGTGCAGAATGCGGCCAATCACTTGGTAGCCGCGCCGCTCCAGATCGGCCAGCTTGCGGTCAAACAGTGGCGCTGGCGCTTTGGCTTCGCCCTGCTGCGCCTGTGCCTGCTGCAGGCGCACCAGTTCCTTATAAGCCGGAATCCGATCGACCGGCAGGTCAAGGCGCTCACGCAGCAGCGCGCAGCGCGCCACCTGGTCGGCATGGTTCGACTTCCAGTGGCTGGCGTTGGCCGCCGCCTGGCGCGCAGCCGACTTGGCCTCGTCGCGTTCGCGGCGCAGGATGGCCAGTTCCTCGTCATAGGCGGCGATGATCAACATCACGACCTCGGCCACACTTTTGATTCGCGGTTCGTTCATCCTGGCCACCCTCCTGTTTTCCACACCGGCACTCTGGCCGCTTCGGCTTTCGCCACCATGTCGGCCGTCCCGGTGTCGCCGGGGAAGGCCACCACCGCTTCGGGTTTGCCTTCGCTGAGCATCTGACCGTTGCGCAGCTTGCCGGCCACCGCCCGGCCGTACTTGCGCCAATCGGCATAGAACGTCTGGTACGGCACGCCCCGGCTCTTGGCCCAGCCGCGCGCATGGTGATCGGCGCCGCCCGCGCCACCCTCGATCAAAAGCGTGATCCCATGCTTGCGATGTACGGCGTCGAGCGTGCGGAAAACGACGGCCCGCTGCCAGTAGTCGCGCCCGCCCGTCACCAGTATGCGCATCAGTCGGCGCTCCTGGGCACGCCCATGTCGCAATGGGTGGGGTCGGTGCGCAGCACCCGGCACAGGCACTGGTCTGGCGAACAAAAGTCCTTCGCGGCGGCATATTCGCGCTCGATCCGCTCGATATCGCGCTGCACCTGCTTGCTGGCGTGACCGTCCGAGGGCGACATCGAGAACGTCACCTTGCGCCCGGAATGATGCAGCAGGACGTGGTGCTTGTTGTTCGGCGCCAGGGTCCAGCCGCGCGCGCAGGCGGCACGCACCACGCGCTTGGTCTCCTTGTCCACGGCTATGCCTGCGCAAGGTTGGCGCTGTCGTTTGACGCCGGCGCCGGCCCGAACAGCGCTTCGACCAGGTAGTCGCGCCGCGCGTGGCCGGTTTGCCCGTAGGCGAAACTGCGCTGTGCTGGCGACGTGCCGGCCCCCCGTTGTTCGGTGGTAAACCATGCCTCATCGGGTCCAGGCTCCCACAGCTGGGTCCCGGCACGCCGGTGCACGCGGCCGTCGATGCGCAGGCGGTGCAGGTACACCAGCGCCGACTTCGGCGTGATAGCGAGCAGCGCGCCGATATGCTCGGGGCAGGCGGCGCCGTGTTGGGTCAGGTAATCGACGACCAGGTTCAAACGCCTGATCCCTTCTGGCTTGGAAAATCGCGTGCCGGCCATATGCTGGTCTCCGTATCGTTCATGCCGCCGGGCCGAGTGCCCCGGTCTGGTCGTTCGCTGCGCTGGTGTCGCGTGCCGCCGGCCGATCGCTGCGCCGGCGCCGCACCAACGGCGTATCGGCCGGCGACAGCGGCTGCAGCACCAGATCGATGCCGAGCGCGCGCAAGGTGCCGTACAGGCGGCCGACGTGCATGGCGTCAGGGTCGCTTTCCAGCACTGATATCTGCGATTGACTCAGGCCCACCTTGGCGCCGAGCTGGCGCTGCGACCAGCGGCGTCCGCGGCGCGCGCGAATAATGGTGCCCGCCATCAGCTGGCACCACTGGTGGCTTTGTTCTTCCAGTGTCAAACTCAAAGGTTTACGCGCTGTCATCCGTGCCTTCTTTCCCTCAGCACGCGGCTCGCCCGCGTCGCGTCCTACGCTTTTGTGCCGGTCCTCGGCACGAAAAACTCCCTGATATCCGCATACTTCATCGTCAACGCCCCGCCAAACGCCGTCACGAACGCCGTGTCATACCAGGACACGTTCACGCTCGGCGCACGTATCTTCACGCCCGGCACGATCTCGCACAGCAGGTTGTCGGCATCGACCGACACATGCACCCGGCAGGCATACGGCCGATGCAAATAAATGCTACACCCTTGCTCGGTAAGAAAACTGCACGCCACCCCCTCGTATTTCTGTCGCCACTCACTGGTGAACTGGTTGAAGCGCGCTGGCTGGCTCAGTTTGGCGCCGGTCTCGCGCGCGATCACTTCAGCCTCCTGCACCGTCACCAATGTGGCCATTTTGCAACAGTGGTTGCAGCCCTTTTTGCATGGGGCAATCCCTGCCGACGCCTTGACCACGCCGTCAGCCAGCTGGCGCAGCAGCACCACCTTGGCCTGCTTGCTGTTGGCCGCCGTGGCCTGCGCCGCCAACTTCTTCGCCGCCGCGCGGTCGATGCGCGCAACGATCGCGTCAGAGCGGTACTGCGCCAGCGTCAGCGTGTCCGGGTCGGCGCCGCGTGCGCGGATCGCATCCATGTCAGCCATCGCGCTGCCCCTTGGCGATATAGCGCGGGCGGCGCAATGGCAGCGGTTCGCCAGCACGTAGCGAGGCCACACCCCAGGCGAAATCGGCGTCCGGCATGCTGCTCCAATGGCGCATCATCTTGCTGGTGCGCAGGTGGCGCCCTTGATGCTTGCCGACATAGCGCCCCTCGCGTCCGTTGCGGCTGCCGCGCCGGCGCGCTTCCCACGCCCCGACGTTCAGTGCCAGCGCTCTTTCCACTATCTCGTCCATGGTCTGGCCCACGTCCACGGCGAACTGCGCCAGGTTGCGCGCCAGCTCGTCGGGCAGCCGAAGCTCGATCTCGATCTTGTCGTCCATTACTGGTCGCCCTTTCTAGCCGGATTGTCGGCCTGAATCGGGATGAAGTCGGAACAACGTGACGCGCCTGGCGGCGGGCAAAACCCGCAGTAGGACTGCCAGGAACTGGCCGTGGCCATATAGCGGTAGCACGCGCGGCGGTCGGGGCAGGTCTGGTTGGCGCACATGGAAATGTCAGCCATGATCGCCTCCCCACACCGCGATGAAATCCCGGCTGCCGTTGTGCGCGCGCGAGTACAGCCAGTCCGGGTAAATGATCCGGTGCGGCCGGTTCCAGATCGACTTGTGCCGGTGCACCTGCTCGTTGCCGATGAAAATGTAGCTCTCGCAGGCGTTAATCACCGCTTCCTCGTCCACGCCGAACATATTGCCGCCCGCCTCGGGCCGATCTTCGCGCCACTTGTGCGTTACCCAGCACGCCACCACCACCTGCGGCTTGTAGTAGTCGATGGCCTCGTCGGCGGCCATCTTGAACACGTTGGGGCCGTAGCTGATGGCTTGCTGGCCGGTTGCCGCGTACACTGCCGCGACGGCCGGGTCCTGCTGCATCCAGTTATCGGTGGCGGCAATGCCCAGCGCGCCGGCCAGTGCGCCATGCCCTGCGCCGATCTCGATCGCGCTGCGCCCGCCAATCTCGTTGCTGACCCACGCCACCAGCTCGGTAGTAGGCAGGCCGTACAGCGCGTTGCGGGCGCCCAGCAGGGCGCGTTCCTCGACGCTGGTGGCGCGGTAGTAGTCGGCCGGCATGATGCGCGGCCGGCCTGGCGCGGCGATCACCTCGTCGCTGCGGTCGCGCACGTTGCGGATATCGATAATCTTCATGCCGTCCATCAGTGGAATCCCTTGTCGAGGCCATCCATGTAGGCGTCGGCTTCTTCCATGTTGGCAACCTGCATGGTGACCAATTTGACTTTGTGCGCCTTGGCCAGGATGGCGGCGATGCGCTGGTCGGCTTCCTGCTGATCGGGTTCTTTGCCGGCTTCCTTGGCATCCATGATGACGGCCACATTGCCGACGGCGCGACAGGCCATCGCGGCGGCGAGCACCACGTCTTCCCAGCCCAGCACGTTGTCGTCCGCTTGGATGGCGCCGATCATTTGCTGGGTCAGGTAGGCGGCGAACGAGGCCACCTGGTTGCCCTGCTCGGCGCTCATGGTGGTGGCGTCATCGGTCGGTTGTTGGTCGTTTTCCATGTTCTCTTTCGTTACGGGGTGGGTGGCGTCAGGCCCAGCGCGGCCCGCCATGCGGTGGTGGCCGAGCGCGGTCCGCAGACCATGTTCACGCCCAGATGCTCAGACAGCAGGGCGTCGATGACCCATTCGTCGTCGGCGTGCTGGCCCTTGTCGGCCCAGGCGCGCATCAGCACGGCCATGTCGGTGATTGGCACCCAGCCGTCGATGACGCGGCAGCCGCGGGTGCTGGTGACGGAATAGGTGTTGCCAGCTACGGTCACGGTCATGCGAATGCTCCTGTCAGGATGGCGAAGTAGCGCAAGTCCGGCGGATACAACTGGCCGACCGCCCACTTGGCGGCGGCGTCAGCAGCGCCAAAATCCGGCCAGGGCGTGGCATGGCGCACGTTGGGCACCGTGTACACCTTGGTGATGTCGCGGCCGACGTCGTCCGGGTAGCGTTCGACGACCAGAAAGCCGCCGTAGACCGCGATGTAATAGGGCGCGCTCATGCGCATGCGTTGATGAGGTTTTGCAGGCTCAGTTCGCGCAACGCCAGCGCGTACTCGTTCCAGTAGCGCACCGCCTCGCGGATCGTGCCGCGATGGAAGTCCCCTGGGGGCATGTACAGCAGGCAGCCCAGGTTGACCAGCCCGTCCTGCGGGCCAAAGCGCTCGCCGTTGCTGCACATGACGGCGGTGGTGGTGGGCGCATCCGGCGCTTCGCTGTGGCGCCACAGGCTGGCGCGGGCATTGCACACCGGGCACGGCTCGATGACGACGCCCTCGGGCGTGTCGATGGGCTTGTAGCAGTCGTGTGTCATATCCATGTCTCTACGATGTGGGGTTCGTCGTGCGTTGCACGCTCCATGCGATGCAGATCGGGCGGCAAGCGCAGGCGCAGTGCGTCCAGGGTCGGCGCGAGCAGGTGGGAGCTGGTTGGCAAGTTCGTCAGCAAATCCCACAGCCGAGCCACAAAGCTGTCCGGGTAATCATCAGAGTGCGCGTAGACGACCCACAGGGGCAGGGCAACAACGCTGGTTTGATATTGGACGAGCATTTGTGTATCAGCTTTCTTTGTCGAGGATGGCGGACACCGCCGCCACGGCGCGCTTGTAGAGGGACACTTCCATCATCTCATCCGCCGACAGCGTGTCCAGCTCCGCTGTCGTCGGCGTGCGTAACCGCATGGCCACGTCGAATATGTTCAGCTCGCCGCACTCGATGCACACAACGAAGTTGCCAGGACCGGCGACAGCGCTCTCGTCTTGAGGTATGCCCGCCGCATTGCACAGCGCATTGCAGGCGGGGCAGTTTGACTCCGGTAATTTCTTGCGCATGGAAGGATTAATCATGCTGTTCCTGGTCGTGCGTGGGTGCGCCGATGCCGGCCGCCCTGTTTGAAGTTGTAGCGGCCCTCGCGGGCGTTGCGGCTGGTCCGCGGCGCCGCCAGCTGGGCGCGCAGCGTATCCAGCGTCAGCTGGTGGGCATCGGCGTACTCGCGTTCAAGCATCGAGCGGATGCGCTCGTGGCCGGCCGCCGCCTCGGCCCAGGTGCGATAGCGCTCCATGTTGCCATACTCGCCGTCGGTGAAGAACACCATGGTCTCGAACAGGATCGGGTCATCTTGTCGCCAGTGGTTGTGATCGAGCGCGAGGAACACAGTGCTGACCCGGTAATGTTCGGTGCGGTCGTCGCCGACCCGGCAGGCGGCCAGGTTGTTGGCGTGCCACCTTCCCCACTCGCTCACGTCGAAGCAGGGGACCGGCACGCGGTCGGCGCCGATCGTATAAAAGCCAGCCCAGCCGTCCAATCTCATAGCGGCGCCACCGGCCGCGTCAGCAGCCCGAAGGTCAGCGCCTTGACCACGCTGTCGGTGATGTTGTTGCAGCCGAGCTTTTCGACCGCCACGCCGCGCAGGTAGTCCACCCGCCGCGGCGAAATATCCATCCGGCGCGCGGTCTGCTTGGAGGTGGCCCCATCGGCCGTCCATGCCAGCACTTCCGTTTCTTCGCGCGTCAGCGCGATCGTGTCGTTCACCAGCAGGGTAGGGTAGACCAGCTGACGCACCGCCGCGTCCATCAATTCGGTCAAAATGGTCCAGCGCGGCAGCTCGGTCTCGTATTCGCGCACGCCGAACGGGCCGCTGGTGCGCAACGCGGTGAAGCGGCCGATGGCATGGGTGCGCTCGGTGGCGGCCAGGGTCCAGCCGGCGCGCACGCCGAGCCGGCGCATGTCCATCCAGAACAGGTCGGGCGACGCTTCCTCGATCGGCCACAGCATCAGTTTGGCGGAACGGCGCACGTGCCGTGCCGTGGGCAAGACCGACTGTGTGCGGTGCTCCTCGACTCTGGTCTGCAATTCGCCGTCCAGATTGGTCAAAAACAGGGAACGGGGGGCACTCACCGGCAATATGGTCTCCAGGGTATAACCGCAATGTTCAAAGCCCAGCATGCTGGCCAGCGCGACGGCGCCGCGCAGGGCACCATCGAGCGTCTGGTCAGGCACCAGCAACGTGCTGGCACAACGTTCGTACCAGAGCATTAGCCAACTGCAGCCACACTGGTGTCTTTCGCGGAATCGGTCAACCAGCCGCCAATCACCCGGTACATGTCGGTCACGCTACCGTTGATCGGCACGTAACGCTCGCCGGCCGCGCGGCGGGCATGCTTGGCCAGCTCATGCGACACGAACTTGATCAGCACGATCACTTTGTCGCAGTTGCGCACGCTGTCGATCTTCTTGCTGCTCTCGATGCACTCGAATTCAATGGACGGGAAGCGCCGCTCAAGGTCGTCGGCGTAGGTGCTGCGGTTGCCGACGATGCCAACGCGCATGACCTTGCGTACCGGTGCCGTGGACGCAAGAGACAAGTGCGCTGGCGGTGTCGGCCGCGGCGGGGCCGTTTTTGCCAGGCCTTCGAGCAGCGCCGGCAGCAGCTGTGCACTGATCTCGCGCACCAGCAGATCGACCAAGGGCCTGACGGCGGTCTCCCATGGATTCGGCTGGGCGGCGATGGTGGCGGCGCGCTCCAGCAGCTCGTTATGCGCCTGCTGCGCCACCGCCATCTTCTGCTGGCTTTCCTCGGCCTGTATGGCGCGCACCGTCTTGAACGCCTCGATCAGCGGCCCGCGCAGTATCGACATGGAGACCTGCTTCAGGTTTTTGCGGCGCCGTTCGTCGGGCAGCACGATCTGCGCACCGTACACGTCGGCCGGGTTCAGCGCGCCCAGGTTATTACGCTCGGGGTACTTGGCATGCGGGTATTGGCGGTGCAGCTCGGCGGCGACGTTGACCCATTCGGTCTTGGTCCAGAATATCTTGCAGTTGGCCGGGGTCGTGGCGGATTTTCTGTCAACCGGGTGCAGCCTGGCCGGGGCGGCGGGGCTGGCCACTACCTCTGGCAGGCGCCCGCCCATGAACAGCGGATCGCCTGAGCGTTTGGCCTCGGCGTAGATCACCTGCAGGCGCGCGATCGGGGCGCCAAGGGCGTGGAAGGTGCGCTGCCTGTCCTTATCCATGATGGCGCAGGCCTTGTTCAGGTGGTTGAGCCTGAGCCGGGCCAGGTCGGGCGAGTTCAGTAGGTCCAGTTGCGGGTATAGCGTCAGCAGCGACAGCGCATACAGCCGCCATTCTTCCGGGGTCCAGCGCACGACCGCAAAGGGTGGCTTGAGGCGCTGACGGGGCTGCGGCGGGACGCCACCGCCGGCCTCGATCAGCTTGGCCGTCAGCTTCTTGACCATGCCCTGCGTCAGCGCCCGCTGCCGCTCCCTCGGGAAGTTGGCGTGCATGACCACGACCACTTCGTGGGTGGTGAACACGAACTGCTGCGGTGTCGCGGCCTGGGCCGCGGCCCGATCGGGGAATTGCTGCCGCAAGGCCTGCGCCAGTGCGTTGAATTCCTGCTCGGTCCAATGGATTTTACTCATGGTGTCCCACTTGTTCGTGAAAAGTTCTGCGTTGACATAAAGCAAACCATACACACAAACTTGAAGGAAATACACTGAGGAAAATACCAATTTTGATATTAAAGTAACAATCGGCACGTGGCATAGGTGCTGCTCCAAAGCAAAACGCCCGATATTGTACAGGGCATTGTGATTTCGTGTAGTTGTTGCCTAGTTGCTATTTGGTGACAAAGTCGGCTGACCGCGCGTCGCCAGCGCCCGCGCGCGGCGCGCTTGTCGCGCAGGGGCTGCGCCCCTGAAAAAAAGGGAAAAAGTGATGGGCTAACGCCCATAGGGGACACCAGGAACAGCAACAAGTGATGGGCTAACGCCCATAGGGGAAAAGCGGAAAAGGCGAGACGCGCTGGCCGGTGGCTGACCGGCCCGGCGGCCGGCAGAGTCGGCGTGGGCGTGATCCCCTGAACGGGGATCAGGGCGCTAAAGCAAAAGACCGCCCCCCCGGCGGGCGCCCCTCGGATGTGGCCAGCACCACGGCAGGCCGCCAGGGAAGGGTCGGATTTTTTCTTGGGACTCAACGGAAACCGGGCGTGGCGGTTTTGCGTAGCAAAATCGGGGCGCAACGATCCGAGAACGCTGGTGGGTATCGTTGCCTGTGAACAAGTCTCAAGGGCTGTTTGAACGGTTTCAGATGAGATGGGAATTCGCTTAGGTCTTGGCTTGGGGAAAGCATAAGAGAATACGTAAGAAGGGGCCGGAGAAAATAATGCATATAATCAATGAGTTGCACGATTTCAATTTGCAGGAACTGAAACTAAACTTTCAGATCCTGCAATTACTCTTTCAGTTTACTGTGTGATTTTGATCGTTGTTTCAATTTATGATTGGTTTTTGATCGAAGTTCTTTCAAACGATGAAAGAGGATGCATCAAAAATTCATCCAAATTGATCGAACTCTTTGAGGGATTATCTTTCATTGCGTGAGAAATGTTACATCAAAAAACCTATCATTATGATTGACACTGTTGATGTGGTGTTGTTTAATGCAAAGGTTTCCAAATTTCAAATGCCCCATGAAACCTATCCCACCTTTCGCACCCGCCGTTCTCAAGACACGACGCGGTGATATCGTGTACGAGACTAATCCCTTTCTGAAGGGGGCTGTGGCCAATACCAATCGCGGCGTCAAGCGCATCACCAGCCAGGACAACGAACGCATGCTCGTCGTGAGCGCAGAGAGCGGCGAGGTGCTGGGCGGGGCCGGCTTCTGGCAATCCAAGCAAGTCGATAAGACGCAATTCATCAAGCTGTACGTCAACGGTGTCAAGGGCCTGGCTGACTTGACCAGCGCTGGCACCAAGTTGTTCGCCGTCCTTTACATGGAAATGCAGAAGCAGATGGGTGAGGATCAAATCTTCCTTAGCCACACGCATCTGGACAAGGCGATCTTCCCCGATTTGAGTCCGGCGACCTTTTCGCGCGGCGTGCGCGAGTTGAAGGACAAGAATTTCATCGCGCCCATGATGACGCAGGGCTGGTTTTTTGTGAATCTTGATTTCATCTGGAACGGCGACCGCCTGGCGTTCGTGCAGGAATACCGTCTGCGCGAACAGGACCGGGCGCAGGCGCCAGGTCCTGTTCCGGCTGTCAATCACACCGATACAGACGAAGCAGCATGAGATCGAAGATGATCATTGGCGCCTCGCCCACCCCCGAGACCGAGCAGCAGCTGCGCAGCGCAAAAGGCTGGGCGCCTGATGTGGAGGTGTCCATGTCGGTGTTGGAGGTCGAGGTTGACAACACCATCCGCTACTGCTGCTGGTCGGGCGGGGAGCTACTGCCCGACCCGGATGGCATCGGCGGTATCATGCCGCACCTGACGCTGGCCGGGCAGGGCGCGTGCGAAGCGCTGATGCGCCTACCGTATCTGTACGGCAGCGATGGCGAATTCCTGCATACGCTGGTCTTTCACGGCATCGCCATGGGCAAGACGCCGCTGCGCGACAAGGTCATATCCGCGTTCCGCATGTCTGCTGACGTGAACGCGGTGATCTGCTTCGTCGGCGACCTGGCCAAGGAACTGGACGGCAAGATGGGCGTCACCTTCAACGTCTACGACACCGTGCCGATCGGGGAGATCGCCGGCATGCGCCAGCCTGGCCAAGAACGGCGGGCGTTCAGTTTTCCGGCTTGAATTTGACGATGCCGGCCGCCATCAGTTCCTGCGCGATGCTGTCCTCGGTGTCGCCGGGGACGATCAGAAACGATCCCGGCATGCCGAACACGTCCAGGCTGGCGTAGATCGGCAGGCCTTCCTGCAGCTTGGTGATGTTGGCCGCCGATAGGCCGAATATCAGCAGTGGGCCGTCCTGGGTGTGGGCCAGGGCGCGGATCATGTGTTTTCTCCTTCGGTGGCATGTGGGACCTCGGGGAACAGCCAGCCGGGCAGCTTGCTCTGTTCGTAGATCATCGCCACGTCAACCAGCGCATCGAGCAGCACGCACTCGGCTGACGTGCGTGCCGCTTCGGGCAGGTTCAGCAGCGTGTGTATCTCGGCTATGACGGTGTGGTACAGCGGTGGCAGCGGTAGCGCCTCGGCGTCATCCGGCCGGCGCAGGCTGCGTGCGCGTCGTGCCGTCGGCGCCTTCGCCGCCGCCAGCTCGGCCAGCCTGCGCTCTGCATCTTCCAGCGCGGCCAGCGCCTCTATGTGGCTCAGCTCGCACAGCGGCTTGTTCATGTCGGCACCGCGACAATGCGGAACACCTCGCGGTCCTTGCCTTCGATCCACTTAGGCGGCACGCCCTGGCCTGTCCAAGTGGCGCCCGATTCCGGGTTGCGGTACTTGGGCGCGCGTATGCGCGGCGGCGCCTTCACTACCAGGCCAAGGTCCGTGGCGCCGATGCTGTAGTCGGCCAGCATGGTCTTGATCTGCGCGATGGCATCGTCGCGCCCTTCCATGATGAGCAGTGCCGCGCGCGCTTGCAGGTCGGCGATCTGCTTCTGGATTTGTTGCACTTCGCTTACGGTACTCATGCTGCGCTTTCAACCGTATTCAGCACGGCGACCGGCACGCCGCCGCGGGTTTTTGTGCCCCACGGCGCGCGCTGCGGGCGCGGCTTTACTTCAAGGTCAGCCACGGTCATGCCGGCGCTCTGCATCAGGTCCAGTATCTGCTGGATGGCCTGGGCGCGCGCCAGCCGTTGCGCGTCCTGCGCTTCGTTCTCCAGCCGGGCGATCTCGGCGCGCAGTTTGCGATAGTGGGCCAGGTAATCGACTTGCATGTGTGTTTCCTTCGGTTAGTGTGGTTGGTGTTAATGGGTAGTCCTGTCGTGCCTGGAGGGCGGCGGCGCCACGCAGCAGTGTGACGCGCGCCATGGGGTCGGAATGGTTCCCTCTCCAGTGACTCATTTGGTGGCTTTCAATCAGTGTTTGGCGTGCCGTTGGCGCAGCTGCTCCAGCTTGTTAGCTGACACCTCGAAGCCGTCACCGAAGGCGCTCAAGTATGCTTGGAGCGTCGCTTCTTCTGGCAGGCCGTTGTGCACGATCTGACTGATGGCCAGGCCGCCCGCGATGTAGCCGAACACCTGCATCGAATCTAGCGGTGGCAACTCCAGTTTTTTCGCGACCTCGGAAATTTCGCGCAGGAAGGCCGCTTGTTTCTCGTTCATGGCAGTGTCCTTTGCACGACTTCCCACAGCGCGCAGGCGGCCTGTGCGGCCTGGCGGCGGGTCATACCGGGCGGGTCTTCTTCGGTGCCGCCAAAGCAGCTGCAGCGGCGCAGCTGGTGGCCGACCGAACCGATCACGCTGCGCATTTGGCACTCGTAGTGGATCACCTGGCCGGCGCGGATGGTGCCGATGTCATCCTCGGCGATCGCTTCCTCGCACAGCAGGCAGGCCTGCCCAATCGGCGGCGCGACCTGGCGTTCGTAGTCCTGCATCATGTGGGCCGGGCCGAAGAAGCCGATAGCGAAGGGGAAAGCGTCGTCGCTCAAGGGAATCTCCTGGTGAAGGTGGCGCTGCGTCGGTAGCACCTGTCCGTTTTGTCGTACTCCATGTTGGCCGGCGCCTGTTCGTCATAGGCGCGCAGGTCGAGCGATGCCTGCGGCTCCGACAGGCCGTAGTAGTCGGTAATGTCGGTGCGGTTCACCATGCCGAAGCGGTCGAGCAGGAAGTCGATGAAGCGCAGGCGGGCCTGCTGGGCGGCGTTGCGCTGGCCGGTCATGGCAGCTCCTTGCGTAGGGCGATCAGCGCCCACGCGCACACGCCGGCGCAGCCCAGCGACAGCACGCCGAACAGGTAGTGCCACCAGTGGGTCGGATAGCACAGGTCGTTGACGGCGCAGGCCAGGTTGAGAACCACGCCGAAGATGCACCAGCGTTTCACGTTCATACCAGCGTCCCCAGGTCGGCGATGCCGACCATCAGCGACGGCGGGCGCGGCAGCTCGATGCCGACCGGGCGCCACATATGCAAGCAATAGGTATGATTTGATATCCAATCAGCGCGGGGAGGGTGGTACTGCACCACGCAGTCGTCATCATCCCAAAACAGCGATTTCACGATGCACATTTCCTCCCAGGTCGGGCACCTGTCCTTGCGCGACACCGATACGTGTTCCCAGGCCTGTTCGCCAGGCATGCCGCCGTCGGAGGCAAGCACCTTGAGCTTCTGGCTGCGCGGCAGCAGCACCCAAAACACGCCGTTGTTGCCGTCGGCTTCGGAGGTGGCATAGGGGCCGGTGCGCAGCCGGTATTTATCAGGGACGTGGAACGTCATGCTTGCGCTTCCGGGTCGGGTTGCGGGGTCACATCGGCGTTGCACTGCACATGCACGACGGTGCCGTCGGGCGCGGTACAGTATGAGAACATGCCGTCGATGTTACCCAGCCAGTAGACGGTGTCAACGTCCACTGGCGGCGCACCTGGCGGCACGAGCAGCCCGCCATCGATCTTGAAGTAGCTGCAATTGGGCAGGTCCCATAATTTCATGTTGCCGGTCCTTTCAATCCAAAGATGGTGCCGAACATGCGGCGTATTTCGTGCGCTTGCACGGAGGTCGAGGCGCCGGACCCCATGAAGTGCAGGACCGTCGTGTCGTCTTTGATCGGCTTGCCGCACAGTTCTTCTTGCGCCTCGACCATCGCCCACCAGCACGCGAAGCCGCTGGTGTGTTCCTTGATGGTCTTGAGCTGCGCTTCTAGCTCGGCGATCCGGTTGCGGGCCGCCTCGGCCTTGGCGGGCAGGTCGGACCAGTCGTGCAAATGCAGCGGCGCCGGCGGGCCTTTCAGGCCAGCGGCCACGCCGGTCAGCAGGGCAGCCAGCCGGTTGCGCAAGGTGTCGTCGTCCTCGATCCCCTCGGCCAGCTGCTCGACCTCGTCGAAGAACTTTTCGATTGCCGCGCGCGAGCCGGCCAGGTGCGCCGCCTCGATCATGTTTTCGAGCGATGCCCTTGCTTCGGCGATGCGGGTCTTCCAGAGGGCGGATACGGTGTCGCTGTCAGTCATTGTCGTTTTCTCCATTTGATCGAACCCATTCCGCACGCCCGCCGGTCGGTTCCATTTCTTCCCAGGTGGCGCGGTAGTAGGCCTGGCCGCCGCGCTGGCCGTTCTCGCCCAGCGCCTGCACGTAGCCCTGCGCGCCCCATGGCTTCGGCTCGGTGACGATGAACATGCAGGCGCAGAACATGGCGTTGCGTGTCACGTCAGGGTCGGGGTTGAGCTGCATGATGTCGCCGGCAGCCAGGTCGGGAACCGGATTCACGGCAACCGCCTGACTGCGGCGAACAGCATGGCTTTGATGTGATCGAGGTCGCGGATGCGCAGCGCCTCCAGATTGGTCAGCACGTCATGCGATCCAGTCATCTGCCGCAAATCCTCGACCCGGTCGCGGTCGAACACGACGCCGTAGTAGTCGCGGCCGTCGGGCCAGGTGGGGTCGTAGACACGGCCCTCGTCATCGACGCACCAGGCATGCGCCAGCGGCAGCATCAGCCGGCCAGCCACGGCATAGCCCTCGACGTAGTGCAACCCGCTGGTGCTGCGCGCGAGCTGCGCGGCGTTGGCGAAGCATTGCTTCTTCGGACCGCGTTCTGGCTGTGTCGGCGCGATCTCGGCGAAGCAGCGCCCGGCCATGGCCAACACCTCGAACGGGATGGGCACCGTGGACAGGTTCGACACATGAGTGATGTATTGCCAGCTGGCGTTTTCAGTGCGATGCATAAATTTTAATGTTATTAATTTGACATAATGTTGATTATGCGAAACATTTGTTGTGCAAAGACTAATCATCGCCGGGGACCTTGGGTACAACCTGAGCTGCCGTTACGGCGACCAAGCACAGACACAGCAACGCCAGTAGCGGTTTCCCTTCGTTGAACATCACCAGCGTGCCGTATGCGGCATACACGCCTGTTGCGTGCTGCACCACCAAGGCGAAGCGGGCAAACAGGCGTAGCAGGTTAAGGCTCATGGACATGACTCCGTGGGCTTGGCCAGCACGAACTGCACGCGCACCTGGTAGCCAAGCGCGGCGGCGATGGCGTTGATGGTCAGCACCGTCAGCGTCTGGTTGCCGCGCTCGATGTTGGTGATGCTGGTGCGCTCGACTCCGGCCAGCTCGGCCAGCTGGGCCTGGGTCATGCCGCGCAGCTTGCGCAGCGCCTTGATGGTCTGGCCCAGCCCGTTGTTCTTGTCCATGTGCGCAGTCACCTGGCCATCACGCCTCGGGCATCCCGGCCAGAAAGCCGGCGACCAACTGCAGGCGCAGGTCGGTGGTCTCGAACTGGCCGTTCTTGATCATCAGGCTGCGCAAAATGTCGAGCCGTCCGCGCTTGGTGC